CGCAGTTTCCATATCTTTCAAAGCTCTCGCTAATTTTGCTGCAACACCAGAATCAAGAGCAATAGCAGATAAGATTGAAATCATTGCATTGAATGAATCATCGGCAATGGTGTTTGTTTCAACATCTTTGATGGAACTTTGAAGAGAAACTGCGAATTGCGAAGGGGATATCTTAAGAGCTGTTAGGATCTTTCTGATATCAGTATCCTTCGCAAGTTCTTGTGGATCTAGCTCTACTTCGGTAACCATTTCATCTTCATCTTCATCTTCCATTTCCATATCGTGTTCGGTTTCTGATAGTCTTTTCATGATTCCCTTCGCAGCAGCTTCTTGTACTTTCTGAGCCACTACTGAGTCGAATGCTGTCTTCAACTTAGCAGTAAAATCTTCCGGAAGATCGATGCCTTCGAAGATTGAATCAAATGGATCTTGTTTGTTTTCCATTAATTATTCTCCTATATTCTTAATTTATTTATTAAATTTACAATCTCGAAAGAAAGTCGGTAAAAATGGCAATCTTATCTTCTTGTAATCTTTTTGATGTTGTTAGCTTCTTCTTATATGAATCAATAGTTACTTCTTTTACTGCACCATTATTCCATACCCATTCTTTTGATTCCATAACAGCTTCAACGAAAGCTTCATGAGCAGAAGGATCCGCAACGATATCTGCCGCAGTCATAATTTTGTAATCTGGTTGAACGACTGAATATTGACCGTCTTGTTTTAGAGAACCTAATCCTCTTGTTGATACACCTAACATACATCCACCGTCGATAAATGCTTTAACAATCTTTCCATTAGGAGTATCTAGAATCTTGGCTCTACCTACATATGTTGTACCTTTTTTGTCTAATGATGTGATAAGATGCGAAACTCTATCTAAATTAATTGTAGGATTTTCTGGATGTCCCAATTCACCATAAGCTCTGTTCTTGTTGACATATTCAGTAACATATCTGTCTACTTCTGGTTGCATATATTCCATCATATATTTTCTCGAATTTCTATTTGGTTCTTCACACTGAATAAAAATTCCTTCGATGAAATAATTGTTTGGTCTGCCTTCGACACATTCTGAAACAATTTCGATAAGTTCAGTTACTTCTGTTAATAGTTTCATTTGTATAATCCTGCTCTTGTACCTTTTTTAATTGAAATCTTTCTTTTCTTTAAGATTGATGATAGTTTTGCTGCTCTTTTTCTTGAAGCTTTTTTGGCTGATCTAGCTCTATTTCTTTTCTCTGATGGTGTTATTCTTACTAGTTTCTTACCGGAAATCTTATACCCAGCTTTAGCAGATCGGAACTTTTTACGTTGAATCTTACCGCCACGAACTCTATCGTAGCGGATTTTTTGTCCAATCTTTAAAGTTTTCTCTAAGAGCATTAAGAATATTGTCCAACCTTGACAAATCCGGATGTTTTTTCTAATTTCATAACAAGAGTGTACGGATCAGTTGTTGTAGAAGTTAATAGGATAGTCGAATCTGCCCCAGCAGCAACATTAGTAATCTTAGATTGATAATCTTTACTATAATTGATTCCACCATTTCCACTATAGTGACCAATTAATTGATCTGTAGATCCATTAAAATGTAATGAGATCTTATTAGTTCCTGTAATAGACCAGTCAAGTTTGTCTACAGATACAATAGCAACTCCGGTTGATCCAGCAAAACCAGTGGCTCCGATCGGACCTGTTGCGCCGCCTGGGTGTAAAACAAACGCAAGAGTCTCTATCCCCGCCCCGGAAATAGTAACAACTGCCGAATTTTCGTCTTGTCTTAAAATAGTAGTAGTTGCCATTTAGTATACCTTAATAGAATTTGGTTTATTATCTTTCGATAGAGAAATAATCTTCTCAATAATTGTGTTTTTGTATTTAAGAAGTATGATCCCACACCTCTTATTCTATCTTTTCAATATAACTCTTTTGTAATTTGTTACTTAATCCAAGAGTTGTAATGTCGTTGAATATCTGTTAATAGTTTCTTGGTATCTTTTGTAGGATTAAGAATTCTTTCAGAAGAGTCAACATCTCCACCATAAAATTCAACACCAAAAATTGTATATTCTTTTGTATATTGATTATAAGTTACTTCGATTCCAGTATTGTCTTCTCCCTTAACTCCAGATTCGCCTCTCAATATAAAACCAGTTCTTGCATGTCTGTCAATAATTGTTTGTAAAGTTTTTTCTGATGGTTTCAAACCAAGTTTAAAAACTTTTGATTTTGTTGACATACCATACATTTTTTCGTGCTTTTCTGGATCAATTCCATAAAATTCATTATCATTTATTCCATCTTCATTCTTTTCAACCAAAACATGTTTGACAATTGTTCTGATATAGTTTCTTAGATCTGAATCGTCTGTTGATTCTGTGATTATCTTTGTATATACTTCTTTAAAATTTTGCAGGTTCATATTTTCCCTATAACTCTTTTGTAATTTGTTCTCGTTTAACAGCCAAAAGATCAGAAATTTTACTGGCAATTAACATATTTACAATAGGTTTAATGCCTTGTGGATTTCCTTCTTTAGAATATCTAATTATAGTTTCGATTTTAGCTCTTTCGGTTTGTGTCATATGGTCCTCTAATTATTTATACCTGCGGAAGATTTTCGTTTTCTGGAGTTTCTGATGGTATCACATCTTGAGAAATTTCTGCCGGTGAGTCAACTGGAACTGGACTCTGGAATTCTTGTGCTGTTGGATCTATTATTCCAGCATCAGCCGCAGCAGCTTCTGGTTCTTCTGGGGAGATTTCGGTCTTATCTATTTCTATATCTTTAATTTCTTCGTCAGTTAATTTCAAGAAATTTTTCTTGATATATTGGTTAGAAAAGAAAGATTCTCCTAATCCCAATGCAGAAGAAGCTAGTTCAATTCTTCTTGACATAATTTCCGCTTCATTATATTCAGCGAAATGCGAATCTTTTCTGAAGTCGTAAAAAATATTATTTTTAATATATGCGTCCCAGTCATCACTTGTAATAATGTTTTTAAGGATTAACTGAGTTCTTAACAGATCCGTGAATATGGAAGAGAATCTTGTTCTTAATCTTTTGATGAATTTGTTAAATTTAACTTCTTCTCTATCTATTTCTGCAGATCTTCCTGTATTAAATGAAGATCCTGCCGTAATTCTGGTTATTGGAACGTGTAATGCATTATATAACTTCTTTCTGAAATATTCCACATCGGCCATTTCGCCCAGATTAGTCCCACCAGGAAGAGTAGAGATATCTGTAGACTTTCCATCTTCACCAACTGGAATCCAAAAATCTTCTAGAACAGATAAAGTTCTTGAATCGTCTCTTAGTTCACCGGTAGATTGATCATATACAATCTTATTCCTGAACTTATTCATGAGCCCATTTACATATTGTTCAGCTTTAATTTTTGGTAATCCACCAGTTCCGATTTTAAATACTCTTCTTTCTGGTGCTCTTGCTAATCTGTAGATTACAGTGGCGTCTTCTAACATTCGCAATTGATTATATGGTTTAATAGATTTATGTAAATAAGAAATTATTGTCGATTTATTTCTATAATCAATTAATCCTGAATTACAATATGCTACCGAATCTGCTGGTAATTTAACATCACTCTTGTAAATATAATATTCTTGAACTGTTTTTTGTAATTTAACACCACGTTTCGAAAATTCTTCTTTAACTTCTCTGATCTTTTCTATTTCTCGTGGGTCAATGTATCGTAATTCTTGTATTCCGTCTTTTGTATTCTTTGTGTCGATAACAACAGAAAAGAATAACCTTCCGTCTATATACCATCTTTTGAAAATCTCGTATGCATTTTCATTGAAATCTAATAGATTTAAAATCGCTTCAAATTCTTCTTGTATTACTTCTTTGATATCATCGCCGAATGGTAGTTTATCTAAAACAATTCCCACAGGAGATTCTGGATCCCCTGTGATAATTGCTTCGTTGATAATTTCATCTATGGCAGATTCGATTTCTGGCATTAAAGAAAGATCTCTATATTTGTTTATCAGAATCTTCTTATCAGAAGTAGAAAAATCAGTCGCATATGATGTGTTAATGAACCCACCACTATTATTTACAATAGTAGCGTCATCATCTAACTGTGGTGGAACAGGAGAAAGTAATTCTCTCTCCTGTTCTGGACCTTTTCTTTTAATAGAGAATCCAAAAAAATCAAATAGTGCCATTATTTATCCTTAATTAGACAACAGAGCCGGAAGTCCATAGATCATATTGTAGAGTTGCTGTAAATTCTTCGATCTGATCATTAGAATCCCAAGCAACGTCGATCGCAGAAATATCAGAACACCAAACACCTTCTAAAGTGTATTGTTTAACACTTTGGCCAGTTTTAGAAAACTGTTGAACAGTTGCATTTACTCTTTTATAAGCTGGATTGGTTTTCAAATTCCCACGATGGGAATTAACACCCTGCATCCATTGCTCGAAAGAATTTCTCACATTAAAATTTTCTTCATTAAGTACAGTTACAGTCCATTCGGCGAAAGTTAGATCGCCAGCGACTTTAATCTTTCTACCAAAATAAGGAAGTTCGATCATACCTAAAGTTTTACCAGGTAATTGCGCCGCCTTACAGTGAAATGTGAAATCTGGGGAGACACCACCGCCGAATATATTTGCTTCGAATAGAGTTGGTCTTGCACCTTCTAAACCCAATTTTCCTTTGAATCTATTTAAGTTGAATCCTTGTGGCATATTTTTATTAAATCCTTTATTTTTATTTATTCGTTAGAAATGGGAGGATTTCCTCCCATCATGTTAGAATTGTCCAATAATCTCGCTAAATTCAACACCAGTTCTGACAGCCACGAAATTTAATTGAATAAACGAAATAGATCTTGCTGGTTTAATATAGATATCGCCAACG